GAGGGTGTTACAGGATTACTAGGTATCTTTGTATTAGTCTTTGGTAAAGATCTTTCAGTATTAGAAAGTTCACCATTGCCTCTATCAGTTTTATTTTGAATATTATCTGAATCTTCCTCTGCTTCTTCAGGCTTAATAGTAACTTTATCGTTACGTCTCATAGCATCTGGAATCGGTGGTAAGTTAGGAGCGTATTGTACTGGTTGTCCTAAGCAACAGGGTACTGAACAATAGTGAGTCATTCTACCTCCTCCATTATCAAGAGCAATATCAAGAACAACATCAAGTGAAGAAGTATCTGAATTAGCAGGGTAACGAGCAGGACTCGTGTCTTTAATACCTACAACCCGTACATGTAATCCAGAATCTACCATCTGGTCTAATAGTTCATGGACGTTAGTACCTAAACACTTATATTCCTCAGATGATTTAAAATTATCATTAAACTTAAAAATATCACCTACTAGAAATCCACCTCGTTCAAAACGTTTCATGTAACTTTCAAAAAGATTAACAAACTTCTTTACTTTAGCCATACAATTATTTATGCAATATAATAAATAATAATATGGAATTTAATGATTTAGTTGACTCTATACTCAATAACATAAACGAAAGTTGGCAGAAAGGTACTTCCAAGGCTCCAAAAGGTGATTCATTTGATATGTCTAGGGGAGGAGCTCCTAGTCGCGTAGATGCGGCTAGTGATGGTTCAGGAGGTAGATATAGACGTACACGTCCACCTAGTGCTAGATCTAAGAAAACTCACGGGGAAATGGAAGAATCTGAAGAGGGTAAAAATGGTAAGAAAAAGAAGAAAGGCCTTACTGGTTTGGCTTTACTCGCTCAACAAGAGCAAGGTGAGCAGATAGGGAGAGATGGTAGAGGATTAGGTCCGGATTCAAGAAAGGATAAGGAAGAAGATGCTGAATATAGAGGACGTAAAGTTTCACTTAATAAACCAACTCGTGGTGATGTTAAGAAGTTTAAAGTATATGTAAAGGATCCTAAATCAGGTAACGTTAAGAAAGTTAACTTCGGACATGGCGGGACATCAGCTAAACGTAAAGGTGAGAAGACTATGAAGATTCGTAAGAGCAATCCTAAAGCTCGTAAGTCTTTCAGAGCTAGACATAATTGTGATAACCCTGGACCTAAGACAAAAGCAAGGTATTGGTCATGTAGAAAATGGTAATGAGGACTTTTAAGCAATATTTTACAGAAAGTTTATGGAAGAACATTAACGCTAAGAAAAAGCGTGGTGGTAAGAGTGCTCGTAAGGGTAGTAAAGCGTATAAAGCAGCTAAAAAGGCTGGTAATAAGCTTAATAAGACAAAGCATTCTGATGAGGAAGATGCAGAGAGTAGCCCTGGACGTGTTAAGAGAGCCGGTGCTAGTTGTAAGGGTTCTGTAACTGAGCTTCGTAAGAGGGCTAAAAGGTATGGTGGTGAGAAGGGCAAGATGTATCACTGGTGTGCTAATATGAAGGGTGGTAGGAAAAAATCTGAAAGTGAAGAGCAACCTGAAGAAGATGCTGAAAAAAAGAAAAAGGTATCTAAGACACGTGCAAAGTGTCAGGCTAAAGCTAAGCGTAAGTATGACGTATGGCCGTCAGCTTATGCATCTGGGTATGTTCAGAAATGTGTTAATCGTGGAGGAAATATAAAATGACCCAAAAGCAGCTATTAGAAAATTTAAGAGACTGGTTTAAAACGCGTACAGATAAGAAGACTGGTAAGAAATTTAAGGGTTGGGTCAACTGTAAGACAGGAGGGCCTTGTGGTAGAAAGAAAGCTGGTAAGAAAGGTTCTTCATATCCAGCATGTAGACCGACTCACGCTGCATGTAAAAAAATTAAAGGTAAAAAATATAAGAAAAGAGGTCCTAAGAGGCAGCAGTGGAAAAAGAAGTAGCCATTAAATATATACATGGCTCTAATAAAGATAGATACTGTATCAGTAAGTAAGGCTGATGATAATGCTATTAAGCAAAACTATCTTTATAAAGATCTATTTTTAGATTTAAAGAACTCTTACTCCTATAACGCTCAACTTAATAGGAAAGAAGAATTAAAAGACGTAGCTGGGTTATATGATATAGAATCTATAAAAAATAGTATCGCTAACGCCCTTCTAACCTCTCCTGGAGAAAAGATACTTAACCCGGAGTTTGGTATTGACCTAAGAAGATTTCTATTTGAACCGGTTGATGTTTTTACTACGCAAGAAATAAGAGCTGATATAGAGGAAAATTTACCTAACTTTGAACCTAGAATAGAGTTAGAGCGGGTTGATGTTGAAGCCCTAGAAGATGAACAACAATATAACATTCAATTACAAATAAACGTCCCTTCACTTAATGTATATGGTCTTTCACTTAGATCAGTATTAAATAGTAATGGATATAACTTCATTTAAAAAATTATGGCTGATAAAAATAACGATTTTCTGGATTTTAATTTACCTCAAGACGCATACGCGGCTTTTGATGCAGTAAGCTTAAAAGATTTTATTGTAAAGCGCTTAAATGAAAATGAAAAGTTTACAGATCAAAATTTTGAAGGTAGTAATTTAGCTGCTATTATAGATATAGTAGCGTATTCCTATCACGTTTTATTATTCTATCTCAACAATACTGCTACAGAGGTCTCTTTTGATCAAGCATCATTGTATGAGAATATGAATAAAATAGTTAAAACTATTGGCTATAAACCATCAGGTAAACAAACTTCTTTAGCTTCCATTAACGCTACAGCCGCGGCGAGCTTAGCGACTGGTAATTATACGATTAAAAAATATTCATACTTTCTTGTTGACAACGTACAATATACTACTAACAAAGATTATAGCTTTACTATATCAGAGGCTAAAGAGCAAAGTTTAGAGGTATTAAACAAAAATGTTATTTTATACCAAGGTACAGTAGGTGAATATCCAGACTACACTGCTCAAGGAAGTGAGTTTGAAACTTTAAATATTGTTGTAGATAATATACTAGATAGTAATGATAGTAGATTTATAGCAGATAATACTATTAGTGTATACGTTAAGGAGGTTGAAACGGGATTATATTACGAGTATACGGAAGTTGATAGTCTTTATATTGCAGATAAAAATGGAAGAGTTTTTGAAAAGAGACTTAATGAAAACGGTCATTTTGTTATTAAGTTTGGCGATGGTGTCTCAGGTAAGATGTTAACACAAGGTAGTATTGTATCGGTAAATTATATTTTATCTGACAATCAGCGCGGTATTATAAGTAAGAACGCTATTAATGGTGATAAGTTATTTGTTTATGATAGTTCACGTCAAAGGAAGATTTTTAATGATACATATACCAATAAAGATTCTACTACTTTTGTAACCGCAGCTAATAGTTCACTACTAACATTTAATAACCCTAATAATTCTTCACCAGTAGTAGATGAAGAGACGGTTGATCAAATAAGAAAAAACGCACCTAGTGTTTTTAACTCTCAATTAAGACTAGTCTCTACTCAAGACTATGAATCCTTTATGGATAAAAATTTCAATAACATAATTATTGATTCAAGAGTTGTAAATAACCAATCGTTTATAAATGAATATATTCAATATTTTTACAACATATGCGTAGATCCAGATAAGTCAAATAGAGTTCTTATAAATCAAATTAATTTTGCAGATAGTTGCGATTTTAATAACGTTAACATTTTTACAGTTCCAAGATTCACTATAGCTAATGATGGAGATTATCCTGAATTTTTAAGTAACTCTCTTAAAAATCTTATTATTGATTCTGCTAATGAAAAGAGGAGTCTCTCACAGGAAGTAGTTCCTAGAGACCCAATATATATGGCATTCGATTTAGGTATTTCTAATCAAAGTGAGCTAGTTCTTGATATTAGTAAAGATACAACTTTAGTAGTTGTAAGAGAGTCAAGAAATAAAATTAACAGTGAGAGGCTCAAGTCTCAGGTAAGTGCTGCTATGTTGAATTTCTTTGATCCAGTATCAAATATTTTAGGACAAGAATTAGAATTGAACACCCTAACATCAACCCTTTTAAGTATAGAGGGCGTTAAAAGAATAGAGACTAGAAATAATAGTGAGAATATTTCGTTTAAAGGTATTTCTTTTATATCATACAACCCTCTTTACCCCACTGCTGATATAGAGTTAGTAAATCAAAACATAACACTACCTTATTTTAAGTTTCCATACTTTATTAATCCTAATTCTTTATCTAGTAAAATTGTAGTAATAGATGAGTAATATAAATACAACTTATGCGCTATTCGAAGTACAGGATTATAAAAATGAAAATGTTCTTTCTTCTTATAATCTCAATATTACTCCGTTGACTTTTAAAGCGGACTTACCTTCGACAGGCTTTTATTCAGATATAAATAAATTAGAAGCGCTATTTGA